TGAACTTGTTTGTACAATTTGTGAAGCCGAATTAGTATAAGTGATTATATTATTATTTGCACTAGCACTAAAATTAGTTAAATTATTAATTGCTGAAGCTATAGCCGTAGCCGTATCCGCAACAGTTGAAGACATAGTATCTGTTAAATTACCATAATCTGTTAAAGATAATTCCCATGCTCTTATTGGATTACTTGTATTATCATAATTACTATCTAAAGTAATTGTATATGTATTTGTTGTACCTGGTCTTGTTAAAATTAATTCTCTAACTTTTGAAGCTGTAGTTATTTTTACATTAGTATCACTTAAAAGCTTAATTGAAATAACACCACTAATAGTTTCTACATCTGTAGATACTTGTTCATATCTGTGATAATATTTTATTTTAGTCCCATTATACCAAACAATAATATTATCATTTGAATCTACTATATTGTTACTAATATCAAAATTTGTTAATGTTGTTAATATTGTCATTAGTTAAACTGTGCTCCCCCTGTTGCCCCTGTTGTAGCTGGGATTAAATAATAATTCCATATTTGACCTTCAGTAGTTGAACTATTATATAATAAAACATCATCTCCCATACTAGAGACATTAAAGTTTTGAACACCACCTGCATTTGTTCTTGCATAAGATTCCCATGTAAAATTAGTTCTTCTAAATGAAAATAATTCAGTATCAGACATTACATATATAGTATTAGTACCTATAGTTACTGATCTTCCAAATCCACTTGATACTCCCTCAGATACTAATGAAGCTAATTCTAAAGTATCATTAACTTTAACACTATCATTTGAACTATCTGCAGTTAAAAATCCTGTAGCATTCCAATCTGCAATATTTGAAATTGTTTTTCTAGATGTACTATTTAATATTTCATCAGCTAAACCAATATGTAATAATTCTTTTTGTGTTACATTACCTCTTGTTCCTGTAAAACTTAATTCTTGAACTTCTTGTATAGATGTACCTGAATTAAAAGCTGTAGGAAATGTTACAGATCCCGAACCATCAGCATTACCTGTTCTAGTAATATTATTAATTGTTGTACCTGTATAACCTATTTGTTGAACAGCATCTACTGGATCAAAACTATCTCTTATATTTAAACCAGTATTGCTATCACCATATCTAATTTGAGTAAATCTGTTTACAACACCATAAGGATTTTTTGTATCATTAGGGTCAACAATAATCCCAGAAACCCCTGAAGTAATACCACCAGTACTAGGTCTAAATACACCAAAGTTATAAGAATTAGAAAATGATCCTCTAGCAAATTGGTTAATAGGTCTTACCCAAAATACTAATGTATCTGTAAAATCTAAATCAAATACTTTATGTGTTATTGTTGCACCTTCAGTAAATGGACCTGTTGATGTTCTAAATGAAATATTAAACTCTCTATCAGCAATAGCTGCATTAATATTATCTCCAACATATATTTCAAATGTTTCTGTTAATCCAGTAGGTACAGTCCATTGTAATTGTACAAATGGAGTAGTAGAATCTGTATCGCTACTAATTGCTGTTAAATTTGTAATTGCTCCAAAATTTCTTGGATTGGCTAAATTTGTATTAGGTGCTGTTTGAAATTCTGTTAATGCTTCTTCTGCATATGCATCTGCATTATATTCTTGAGCAGTAATTAAATAACCTGATACACCATCTTCATTCATATCACTTTCAGTAATAGAATTAATTTTAAATAATTTATCAGTAAAACCATAAGTACTATTTGTAACTGATATTATATCTACAACTTGTAATGCTAAAGCCCTTGTATCTGTTTTAAATGAAATAATTAAATTATCTCTTGATTTTTTAACAATAATATGACCAAGTCTTTCAGCCATTATATTATTATTTACAAATTTAAATCTTGTATCTTGAACTAATTCAGGCTCATTATATGATTTTAAGTTATCAGGTAAATTTAAAAATACTTGATCATCTTGATATTTTTGATCATAAGAAGAGAATGAAATATTCATTTTATTTAATGCACTATTAAAACCATCATTAACTATTGTAACATCACCATACATATTATCTGGATTAAATGACATTACAGATGATCCTGTAGTATCAGAAATAACTTGAAACTTACCTAAATGATAAGAAAATATAGCTTGAGAACAAACAACTAAATCGGAAACATTTAAATCTCTTTCATCAAATGTATTTATAGCACCATCTGTTGTATATCTTTTTGCTGTTGTACTGTTACCATCTTTATCTGTGTGTGTAATTAAAGTATCACAAAATGTTTTATGAGATGCAAATGTAGTTAAATCAATATCACTATCACTCATTACATCACCACAACCATAAACAGTACTAGTTAAATAATCTAATAAACATTCAGAAGGATTATTTGAATAAGATGTACTACTTGATAAAGTAGATCCATTAAATGTTCTAACTAATTTACCTTGAACTTCTGCCCCTAATTTACTTGTTAAACCAGTTACAGATTCATCTCTATTATATTTTAATTCTACATATAAATATGCAACATTGGGCATTGTTCTGTTTACAGCATTACTTGCCCATTTACTTGAAAATGTTTCCATAGGAGAACATCTTCCACCTGCTTTAAATTTTTTAACTGTCAAATTTCCATTTAAAAAATCATCAGTTCCACCTTGTGAATCTGTTGCAGTTGTTACATTACCATCACTATCTAAAGTTAATTTATAATCATCCCACCATATTTGACCAATATTTTCAATAGGTCCTTCACACAATGTAATAATAAATGCCATTGTTTGGTTATCAGATGTTATATCAGCAAATGTAATTGAACCAAATACTCTACCTTGTCCATAAATGACAGGTAATTTATTACCAGGATCAGAAGCTATTCTTTGTCTAACACCAGGATCTGGGGCTTGATCAGCTATTCCTGGACCAGCAGGTACATCTGGAGCAAATAATTTGTTTGCAATAAATGATACTGCTACTGATAGTACAAATCTAGCTATCATTCCNTTAACACCTGTTGCTGTAATTGCCGTGATAATAGGTGCGGCTGCTGCCATAGTTAAACTTCCTTTTTATACATTAATTGAAATTCTTTATAGTTCAATTTATTAAAATTAATATTAGTTTTTGGAATAGAATAAAAAATTATATCTTTAACTTCTTTATGATTTTTTATTTCTTTCTCTAACATTTTATTCATTCTATAAAATATTGAGGATCCTCTTTTATTAGGGATTAACCCAAGTTAATAAAACATGTAATTGTGTTATTTGTGGATTTAATAGATTAGGTATTTTCATTCCTAATAATACACCATCAATAACTCCATCATTTTCTGATATTATTGCAGTTTTATCCTTAGCTATTGCTTCCATTAAGCCTTTATAATATTCCGTATTGTCTTCTTTAAATTGACCAAAATCAAATTCCATTCTGTGTTGTTCAAGTAATTTTACACCTTGATCAACGTCTTTATATTCTCCAATTCTTATCATTATATTTTATTCTCTTTTCTTATTAATCTTCTGCACCAAATCTAGGATTAAAGTCAACCATTGAGGCAACAAATTCCATAGATGCATCATTATTTGTATATTTTTTAAATGAACTATCAGATGTAAATCTACCTGACTTAGTATTTAATATAGCACCTACTATATTTTTACATTCTACACTTATATTAACATCACCACTTTCAGTGTTTTCTTCATCAACTGCATGTGAGTTAATTATACCTTGCCATTTTTGATAAACTTGACCTTGNATTGATCCAGTTTCTTCATTCCAAAAGGCTTGATATATTGTAACTATACCACCTATAGCATTTACATTTTCTAAAGCAGCTATAATTGTATTTGGTATACCATTTAGTTTTATAGTTATTGCATTAGTTTTTACATCTTTAGTTTCTTCAACAGCGGATAAACTTACTATATTTGAACCAGGTAAATATGTATCACTATTATATGTAATATTTGTGTAACCTGTATTTAAAAATAAACTATCAGCATTATCTGAAGTAACTTGAAATTTAATTAATTCAATAGGATAAGTTTTAGTACTATTTGTTTCAGCTAAAGTTACTGAATCTATTACTCTAACCATTATAAAACCTCCTGAAATTCAAAGGATCCATATGCATAATAGTTATATCCTGGACCAGGTACAACTGTTACATTTGGTCTACCATTTAATAATAATTTAAATTGTACTCCGTTACCATAAGTAAAAGTGTTAGGACTTACAATAGGATTAATTGCACCAGTCATTAATTTAAAACTAATTGTATTAGAACTTGCAGTAGCATCTTCTTTAATTTGATAAACTTTTGTGCTTGAACTAAATTGTATAAAATCACCAGCCTTAACATTACTTGAATTATCTACATTAGCTAATTGA